GGCCTTTTTTGTTGGCATCACCGGCGGATCGAACATGGCCGACAGCATCAGCGACAAGATCGACGAGATCGCCAAGAGCGGCGTCGAGAGTATGACCGTCGACGGCGCGACAACCAAACGGTTACCGATCCCGGACATGATCGCGGCCGAGGATCGCAAGAAGAGCCGGACGGCCGCCGGCCAGAACCACTTTGGCCTTCACATTCGCAAGATCAAACCCTCGGAAGGTGGCCTGTGACGCAACCCACCGGGAACCAGCCGGCCGGCGAGAGTCCGCGGAAGTGCCCGGCCGAAATCCCAACGCGGCCGATCCGGGCCCGGTACGACGCCGCGCAGAGTGGTACCGACAACGCCACGCACTGGGCCGCGGCCGACAGCTACGACGCCGACTCGGCCAACAGCCCGGCCGTCCGCAAGACCCTCCGCGAGCGGAGCCGGTACGAGCGGGAGAACAACGGCTACAGCAAGGGCACGATCCGGACCCACGCCAACTACACCATCCACGGCGGTCCCACGCTTCGGATGCAGACCGGATCGGACGGCTTCAACGCGATGGTCGAGGCCGCCTGGCGGCGGTGGACGAAGGCCTGCAAATTCCGCCGCAAGTTGCGGGTAATGCACATGGCCAAAGTCGGCGACGGCGAGTCGCTGGCGTGGACCTTTTTCAACCCGGGTCTGGCGGACGCGGTGCAGCTCGACTTCCGTCCGCTGGAGTGCGACCAGTGCAGCACGCCCTACCTGCCGGCCGGCGAGAAGAGCCGCATCGACGGCGTGCACTTCGACCGGTACGGCAACGTGACGGCCTTCGACATCTTGCCCGAACACCCGGGCGGCCAGTGGTCCGGCTACAACCGGGACCCGATCGAAGTCCCCGCCCGGTTTATCCTCCACTGGTTCATGCTCGAGCGGGCCGGACAACACCGCGGCATCCCGGACACCACGGCGACGCTGAGTCTCTCGGCGGCCGCCCGGCGATTCCGCGAGGCGACGGTGGGGGCGGCCGAGAGCGCGGCCGACTTCGGCGTCATCTTCAATACGAACATGCAAGTCAACGACGGCCCCGACGAGATCCGGCCGTTGACCGAAATCGAATTCGACAAGCGCATGGCAATCGCCGCGCCGATGGGTTGGGACGGTCACCAGATGAAGGGCGAGCACCCGTCGACGACCTTCGACATGTTCAACAAGGCGACGGTGAACGAGCAGGCGCGCCCGCTGTCGATGCCGCGGAATCTCGCGATGTGCGATTCGTCGGACTACAACTTCAGCTCGGGCCAGCTCGATCACCATACCTACTTCGCCGCCTGCGACAACGAGCGGCTCGACGGCGACGACCTGGTGGTCGATCCGCTTTTCGGCCTCTGGTTTCCTGAGGCCCGCGACGTCTACGGTTGGGCCGTCGATCCCTACCCGATCCCGCCCCACGCGTGGGATTGGCCGGGCTATCCGAAGATCGATCCGACCAAGACGGCGAAGGCCCGCGCCGCATCGCTCGGCGTGGGCGCGACGTCGCTTACGCGGATCTATCGCGAGGACGGTCTCGACTTCGAGGACGAGCTGAAGGTCATGGCCAAGGACTACGGCGTCGAGGTCGACGAGATGCGGGCCATTCTCCGCAACGCCGTTTTCAGACAGGCCGCCGCGCCGGAGCCGGAAGAGGAGGAAGAGGAAGAACAACCGCGGATGGCAGTCCCCGCACAAGCCATGTTGAGAGGTCGCAATGGATACGCCCGCACCTGAGAAACGGCCGCCGATCGAAGCGTCGGCAAGATTCCCCTCGGCGATCGAGATCCCGGCGGAGGTCGTCATCGAGGCCGCCGGCGACGGCAAGGCCGGCCCGCGCCGCATGGACATCCGGGCGTACAACGGCGGCAAGTTGCGGATCGAGCGCTATCCGGTTCCCGTGGTGGCGAACATCAAGGGAATGAAGCTCCGCCGCCGCAAGCTGCCGATCTTCCGCGACCACGACGAGGCCCGGGTGATCGGCCACGTCGACCGCCTGGACAAAAGCAGCGGCCGGCACATCGACGCCCAGGGCGTCGCGTCCGGCAACAACCAGGACACGGCGGAGATCCTGGCATCGGCAGACGACGGTTTCCCGTGGGAGGCGTCGATTCAGGCAATCCCGACGTCCCCGCCGGTCATGGTCCCCGCCGGCAAAACGATACGAGTCAACGGCCGCGACCAGACGGGGCCGTTCATTCTCGCGCGCACGAGCGAGCTTACAGACATTTCGATCGTCGCACAGGGCGGCGATGAAGAGGGCGCTACGGTCCGCATCGCGGCCGCCGCGGCCGGAACTTCCTACCTGGAGGTAATACCCATGGAGTTTGATCAATGGCTGGAGGCGATAGGCTTCAAGTCGGAAGAGATCACCGACCAGCAGCGCACCGCGCTTAAGGCAAAATTCGACGCCGAGTCGAAGACCGTCGAAGGGGCCCCGCCGATCAAGGCGAAAGCGGGCGACAAGCAAGACGAGGATACCAAACCGCCCGACACGAGAATCGCCGAACTGCCGACGTTCGATCCCGTGCAGATTCAGGCGACCTACGCCAAGCACTCGGCCGAGGTCGACGTCGAGCTGGAGAAATCCCGCGACAAGATCGCCGACACGGAGAAGTTCGCCGAGATCAAGGCGAAGGCCCGCAAGACGGGGATCGACCTGTACGAGAAGGCCGTCGCCGAGGAGTGGCCGGCCGTGAAGCTCGAAGCCGAGTGCATCCGGGCGGCCGCCGATCTGCGGGTGCAGTTGGTCCGCGAGGAGCGCCCGAAGGTCCCGGCGATCCACAACACGAGCCGCGACGCGACCGGCCCGGTCATCGAAGCGGCCCTCTGCCGATCGGCCGGCTTGCCGGACGTGGAGGAGCAGTACGACGAGAAGACCCTGGAGACGGCGGACCGCCAGTACAGGAACCTGGGTCTGCAAGAGACCCTGTTGATTTCCGCCCGGCTGGGCGGCTACACGGGCCGCCAGACGATCCACCAGGGGAACATCCGCGAAGTGCTCCAGTGCGCCTTCGGCCACCAGCCGATGCAAGCGGCGTTCTCCACGGTGTCGCTGCCGGGCGTCTTCTCGAACGTCGCGAATAAGTTCCTGATCGCCGGTTTCAGTGACGTCGAGCAGGTCTGGAGGCGGATCAGCTCCATCCGGCCGGTGAACGATTTCAAGGCCATCACGTCCTACCGGATGACGGACGACTTCGTGTACGAGAAGGTCCCGGCGTCCGGCGAGATCGAACACGGGAAGGTCAGCGAGGAGAGCTTCACCAACCAGGCCCACACCTACGCGAAGATGTTTGCGCTGACGCGCACCCACATCATCAACGACGACCTGCGTTCGACGATCTCCGCTGGCGACTTGGTCGCGGCGCCGGCCTGAAACTCAACCGCGTTTTCTGGACTGCGTTTCTGGACAACGCGAGCTTCTTCACCGGCGCCCGCGGGAACCTCATCACCACCGCACTGGACGAGGGCGGTACGGCCCTGGCCGAGGCAGTGCTGGCCCTGGATGACATGACCGACGGCGAGGGGAACCCGATCGACGTGGAAGCAACCTTCTTGCTGACCGGTTCGGCGTTGCACCCGACGGCGAAGAAGCTGTACGAGTCGATGGAGGTCCGCAAACCGACCGGCAAGACCCAAGTCGCGAATATCTACCGCGGCGAGTACGAGCCGCTGAAATCGAAGTACGTCAGCAACGCGACCTATGGCGGCAGCGCGACGGAGTGGTACCTGTTGGGCACGCCGGGCAACATGCCGGTGATCGAGGTCTGCTTCCTGGGCGGCCAACAGGCGCCGACGGTCGAATCGGCCGAAGCGGCCTTCAATATCCTGGGCATCGAGTTCCGCGGCTACCACGACTTCGGGTGTGCCAAGAAGGAATGGCGCGGCGGCGTGAAGAGTACCGGCGCCGGCTAGTAGTCCGATCGATCAAGTGCCCGGACGGGCCCGCTGCCCGCCCGCCCGGGCCTTCCTGATCGGGCAGTAGCCTGGATCTGGCAACGAACCAATTCACAAGTAAGCAAGAAGGGAGCATATCATGGCTCAAACACAAACCCCCGCCATTCTGCGATACGACGGGCGCTACATCCGGCACACGCCGTCCAGCGCCGTCTACGGCGGCGACGTGGTCGAAGTGGGCGACATGCCCTTGATCGCGCCGGTCGACATCCCGGCGAACGAGGAAGGTGCGCTGGACAGCGACGGCGTCTACGACGTGCCGAACGAAGACGGCCTCAGCGGCTCGGAAGGCGACGCGATCTATTGGGACAACAACGGCAACCCGGAAGTCGGCACGGCCGGCACCGGGTGTGCGACCACGACCGCCAGCGGCAACAAGTTGATGGGTTTTGCCACGGCCGATTGGGTTGCCACCGCCACCTACATCCGCGTCAAGCAGACCTGTGCGAAGCGGACCACCACGATCGGCGGCAGCGTCACCGCCGACGACATCACGGGTTCCGACGCCATCATGAACGTCACCGGCAAGGCCGGGGCCGCCGGTAGCGCCGGCGGTACCGTGCCGATCGCCGGCGGGGCCGGCCACACGAACGGTGCCGGCGGCGCGGCCGGTGTGACCGGCGGGGCCGGAGCGGGAACCGGGGCCGGCGGCGCGGTCAACCTCACCGGCGGGGCGTCCGGATCCGGGGCCACCGGAAACGGCGGGGCCTCAACCGTGGTCGGCGGGGCGGCCGCCTCGACGAACGGTGCCGGCGGAGCGGCCGGTGTGACCGGTGGGGCCGGAGCGGGAACCGGGGCCGGCGGCGCGGTCAACCTCACGGGCGGGGCCTCCGGATCCGGGGCAACCGGAAACGGCGGGGCCGCCACCGTGGTCGGCGGGGCGGCCGCCTCGACGGACGGTGCCGGCGGCGCGGCCGGTGTGACCGGCGGGGCCGGATCGGGAACCGGGGCCGGCGGTGCGGTCAACCTCACGGGCGGAGCGTCCGGATCCGGGGCAACCGGCAACGGTGGCACGGCGACCGTGGCCGGCGGGGATGCCTCCTCGACCAACGGCAACGGTGGCGACGTGGAACTGACGCCCGGAGCCTTGGCAGGCACGGGCCGGGATGGACGGGTTCATGTTGGTGGTTTCGGTGCCTTGGTGAAAGCACAGACCATCGCCATGAACGACGCGCAGGTTGCGTTGACCGCGGTAACCCTGACGGGGAACTGGTTGCTCGTTGACCCCGAGTCCGGCGAGGCCTCGGAGAACCTGCTCTTGCCGCCGGAGGCGGACATGGCAGACGTGATCCTGTTCATCAAGAATACCGGCGGCGAGCACATCGCCCTGCAAAACGATGCCGGCGGTGCGATCGGCACGATCGAGGACGCCGAGGCCGCGATCGTCCATTGCGACGGCACCACTTGGACCATCATCCAGTTCACGGAAACGACGTAGGCACGATCTCCTTGTGCGAGGCCGGTGGGTGTCCCTTGCGAAAGGGGCCCCGCCGGTTTCGCCCGGGTCTTTCGCAACGGGCCCGGACGAAACCGGCGAGGTGCTGTATGGGAAACATGCTGGACGAGGGCGTCGCGGCGCTGCTGGACGATCTGAAAGGGTCGGCCAGTTACCGCGTGAAGTACACGCAAGGCGCCGGCGCTTGCCAGTGGGATGCGACGCTCGGCCGGAGTGAGTACCTGGCAGAGGACGATAACCAGGTGGTCGTCACTCGCCACACCGACATGGATTTTCACGGAGCGGCGGCCGACCTGGTCATCGGCGGCGACCCGGTCACTCCGGCGCCGGGCGATCGGATCGAACTGTTCCGGGGCCGGGCGACGGAGACCTACGAAGTGATGCCGGTCGACAAACAGTGTTTCAAGCTGGACGCGACGCAACAGAAACTGACGATCTTCACCAAGCGAGTCAAGAGGGCGTAATGACCAAGGCAGTTCTTGTCGAAATCGCCGACGACGTGGTGGCCCACCTGAACGCCGACCTTTCGTGGTCGCAAGATTTTGAGGCCGCCCGGGCGCCGATCGACTTTGAGGACGAGCTGGAGGACGACGGCCTCCACGTCGACGTCGCGATCGGCCGGCTGGCCGAGGGCGAGGCCTTCAGCCGGGCCGACCAACAGGACACCTACGACATCGACGTGGCGGTTCGCAAGAAGTGCAACGTGTCCGACCTTTCGGTCACCGATCCGCTGTGGCTTCTGTTGCAGGAGATTCGCGACAATTTCCTTGAGCAACGGTTGCCGAATTACACCGAAGCCTACTGCGTCGGCTGGGCGTCGAAGCCGACATACTTCCGTTCGCACGCCCGCAAGTTCCGGCAGTTCACCGGCGTCATCACGCTGAAGTTCCAAATCGTCAGGGAGTTGTAGCCATGACCATGCCCGACGTCATCCAGGGAGACCGACACTACGCCGGCGACGTATCGTTTGGCAAGTCCGTAACCCTGCCCGCCGGCACCATCACCGACGAGAAGGTGGCTCCGGGCGCAAAGCTCTCCGCGAGCAAGCTCCAGCACCAGTACGAGCGGACGATCGCCGACGACAGCAACGAGACGCCCGAATCGTTCAAGTCGGTGGTCCATGTGGTCCACGGGGCCACCGGCGTGCTTGTCGGTTTTCAGGCGGGGGCGGTGGTCGCGGCGACGGGCGGTTCGGTCGATCTGGACGTCAAGAAGAACGGGGCGTCGGTCCTGACCGGAGTCGTCACGGTGGACAGCGGGACGGCGGCATACGGGACGGAGTCGGGGACCTTCAGTTCGACGGCCCTTGCCGTCGGCGACGTCCTGGAAATCACCGGCCAGGTCAAGGGTTTCGACACGGGCGATTACAAGTACGACGAGGAATTTGCGAAACCCGCCGGCGACACCCTGCCGGACTACTGGGGAGTGGACCAACAGACCGGGAACTCGACCGCCGATTACGTATCGGACGAAGGGACCGGCGGCTATTCGCTCATCCACGACAGCACCTCGGAAGCTCAGGCGATGCAGTTGACCGGGGGCGACAATCTCCAGATCGACCTGAACGAGCAGCCGATCGTCGAGTGGTGGGTGCGGGTCGACGGGACCGGGACGAACGCCCTCGGCAGCGCCGACCAGCGGCTGGTGATCGGCGTCTGCTCCAACCACACGAACGCCGAGGACGCGCTCGACGCGACCACGTACAACGCGTGGTTCTTGTTCAAGGGTGCGGACGCCAATATCTACGTCGAGGCCGACGACAACAACACGAACACCGACGACCAGGATTCGGGGATCGATTTGGTCGACAACGCCGAGAACCACTTCCTGATCGACTTCTCGGACCTGTCGGCCGTCAAGTTCTTGATTAACGGCGTCGAGCAATCCGGGGCCTCCGTCGTGATGAGCAACATCAGCTCGGAGACGCTCGTGCAGCCGATCGTCTGCATCCAACGGGACGCCGGGGCCGAGGAAGAGAAAGTCTACATCGACCGTTTCAGAGTCCGCGGCGGCCGGACCGGGGGCACGCTCTGCAAAGGGCTCTACGCAACACTCGTATGGCGCGAGGACGCCGCGTAGGAGAAAGCCATGGGTGTCCAAGCAGTAGCCGGCGGGGAAACGATCGGAGGGCGATTCTTCAAGGGTGGGCAGTTCATCCCCAAAGAATTCGTTGAGCTGAAGATGGGTATGACGGGCAGAACGATCGACGAGACCCACAAAGTCCGCGAGGCGGCCGAGCGTGCCACGTTCAAGAACCTCGGCCACGCCGCGGCGGCGATCCGCAAAACGGCCGCCCGGTCGATCGAGACGTCGCCCGAGCCGAGCCTGCCCGGCGAACCGCCGCACACCCGCCGGGGCAACCGGATCCGCCGCTCACTGCGGTACGCGCGCGAGGGCAAGGAGCGGGCCGTCATCGGGCCCCTTGAGAGCATCATGGGGATCGGCGGCGAGCGGCTCGAAGAGGGAACGGAGTTTGAAGCGCGGCCCTTCATGGGGCCGGCACTGGAAGAGAACCTGGATCGATTCGCCTCCGGTTGGGGCGCGTCGATCGGCTAACAACGGAGGACCATGTCATGCCAAGCGGCGTCAAAATGGGATTCGAGGGCGAGATCTACTACGGCGTCGCCGGATCGACGGCCGGGACGAAACTCACGAACTCGCGGGACATCACCTACAATTCCGACCCGACAAAGGGAGAAACCACCGTGCGCGGGGACGGATCGGCGCCGCCGATAGAAACGGAGCGCGTCGTGTCCGTGAAATTCAGCATCGAGTGGCTGATGCTGCGGCGGACCGACGCGTCGCTCGAGGCGCTGATCGCCGCGGCCGTGGTGGGGACCCCCGTCGCGATTCGCACGAAAGACTTTGCGGCCGGCAAGGGGTTCGACGGCGACATGACGCTGAGCATGAAACACGGTGCCCCCTACAAAGGCGAGCAGACCTACGCGTTCACCGCCACGGTGACGGACGAGCTGCGGACTCCGCAACCCTACGTCTAGCGCACGGCGGCCCGCAGACCAAACCAGAAACCAGTACCCGAAAGGAATAGGACCATGGCAACCGGAAGACTCTTGGTGTCGGCGGAGATCGGCGGCAAGCAAATCAGCAAGACATGGGACAAGACCGGCGACGCGGCGGAGGCACTGCCCGACATCCCGCTGGCCGGCGGCAAGGCGGCATCGTCGTGGGTCAAGACCGACGGCGACACGGCGGCCTGCAACCTGGCTCCCGGGCACGGCTATTCGACGGGCAAGATGGACGTCTACTGGACGAGCGGGACCACCGGGCTCGAAATGCGGTACGACGTCGACGTCACGGTCACCGGCGATGCGCTCACCCTGGACGGCGGCAGCGGCGACGACTTCCCCGAGACCGACGATACGACGGTCATCGTCTGCACGCACCAGCAAATCAACATGGCGATCGACGGCGACAACGTGGACGTCATCGCGGCGCTGGCCGGAGTGCGGGCCCACATCCACGCCGAGGACGCCGACGGCGACGTGATCGGCGACATCGACCTGTACGCCGACGAGGTGTGGATGTGGCACGACAAGTGCGGCTTCACCAACCCGTTGACCGGCGATCCGGTGACGGTCCTGTACGTGTCGCAAGGCACCGCGACCGCCGACACCATCACCATCTTGCGGCTGCAAGACTCCACCCCGTAACGACCGAAGGACCAAAGGAAAATGGCGAAGTTCAAGGACAACAAGGGCAACGAGTGGATCGTCCCGGTGAACAGCACGACGGTCAAGCGCGTCCGCGACGTGTTGGATATTGACCTGGTGGACCTGAACCAGACGACCATAAACCGCTTGATCGAGGACACGGTGCTGTTGGTCGACGTGCTGTGGGTGCTTTGCGAGCGGCAAGCCAAGTCGAAGAAGGTCAGCGAGGAGGGTTTTGCCGAGCGCCTGGTCGGCGATCCGATCGACGCGGCGGTGGACGCGCTCCTGGAGGCCATCGCAAATTTTTTCCCCGCCCTGAGGAGATCCCTTCTCCTCAAGGCGAACGAGAAGGTCAAGACGATCCGCCAGAAGGGAGCGGACTTGGCGTTTGCGAAGATCGACGACCCGAATCTGGAGAAACAACTGCTGGCGTCGATGGAAGCCGAGATGGACGCGACGCTCAAGAACATGTTGGCGAAACTCGGTTCGACGCCCTCGAGTTCTGCTACGAACTCGCCGGGCGGGTCGGGGTCGAAGCGGAAGAAAAAACACTGAGGGAACTATGGTGGATGGCCCGCGGGGCCTGGGATGCGACGGCGAATCTGATGTGGATTCTCGCCGAGGTAAACCGCGACCGCGAGGAACACCCCGAACCCTACACGCCGGCGGACTTCCACCCGTTTCGAGTGAAGGAGACCCCGGCGGAATCGAGGGCGGACATCCTGCCCTACAACCCGGCGGTAATGGAAGAGCTGCAAAAGAAGTGGAGTGGATGACATGGGAGCCCGAGACATCCGCGCGGGGCGGGCCTTCGTCGAACTCTACATCAAGCGCTCCGCGTTCATGCAGGGCCTGGCCGGTGCGCAACAGCGGCTCCGCGATTTCGGCCAGGCGGTCTCAATGATCGGCCGGCGGATGGTCATGGTGGCGGCCGTCGCCTCGGCCCCCTTCGCAATCGCGACCCGGACCTTCGCATCCTTCGAAGACCAGATGCTGGCGGTGCAGGCCGTCACCGGGGCGACGACGGAGAAGTTCGGGGTACTCTACGATCTTGCCAAGGAGTTGGGGCGAACGACCAGCTTCACCGCGTCGGAGGTCGGCGGGGGCATGGTGAGTCTCGGCCGCTCCGGCTTCCGGCCGGAGGAAATCGAGGCGGCAACGGGATCGATGCTGAACCTGGCCCGCGCCACGGGTACCGAGTTGGCGCGCTCCGCCGACATCGCCTCGGGGACGCTGCGCGCGTTCAACCTGGAAGCCGGCCAGATGACGCGCGTCGCCGACGTGATGACCGCGACGGCGAACAACAGCGCGCAGACCCTGGAGGATCTCGGCGAGTCGATGAAGTACGTCGCGCCGGTCGCAAACGCCGCCGGCGAATCGCTCGAAGATACGTGCAAGGTTCTCGGCATCCTGGCCAACATGCAGATCAAGGGCTCGATGGCCGGCACCGGCTACCGGAAGATGTTGCTCTCGCTGGCCGATCCGGCCATCCAGAAGAAGCTGGCCGGGCTGGGGGTTGCGGTCAAGGACCCCGCCGGCAACCTCCGGCCGATCGCCGGCATCCTCCGAGAGATCGGCGGGGCCATGAAAACGATGGGGTCGGGCGATCGCCTGGCCCTGGCAAAGGATTTGTTCGGCGCCCGGGCCGCGACGGCGGGGGTCGTCTTGGGCCGCGCGATCGACCAGTACGACGACCTCGAAAAGGCGATCGACAACGCCGGGGGCACCGCGAAGAAGACCGCCGGCATCATGGATTCGGGGCTCGGGGGCGCGTTGCGGATCCTGTGGTCGGCCGTCGAGGGGGTGCAGATCGCGATCGGCGAAGCGCTGTCGGAGGCGTTCTCCGATCTGGCCAGCGCGGCGGTCCCCGTCCTGAATCTCTTGGCCGAGATCATCAAGCAGCACAAGGACATCGTCGTGCGGATCGTCGCGGTGATCGCCGGCGTCGGCGCGGCGGGCGTCGCCCTGATGGGGTTCGGGATGATGCTCCAGATCGCCGCCTTCGGTCTTGCCGCCCTGCACGGCACGATCATGGCGGTCGCCGGCGTGATCGGAGTTGTCTTCACCACGGCAATCTCTCCGGCGGTCCTGCTGACCGCGGCGATCGCCGGGCTGGCGGCCGGCTTCGTTTACTTGGTCCGCAACACGGCGGCCATGAAATCGGTCGGCGAGTGGCTGCTCGGCCTGTTCGACGGAATCCGGTCGGGAATCGGCACGGTCGCGGAAGACGTATCCTCGGCCTGGCAGGGCATTTCCGATGCCCTGGCCGCCGGCGACATCGAGGCGGCCGTCGCGGTGGTCGTGAGCACGGCGAAACTCCAGTGGACCCGGTTGACGACCTGGCTCACCGAAACCTGGGAGGGTTTCAAGATTTATTGGTCCGGACTCACCTCGTGGCTGGCGGAGATCATGGTGATGTGTACCGGCGGCATCAAGGAGACGTGGGTCGAATTGGTCGGCTACCTGACCAAGGTCTGGGAGCGATGGAAGGTATCGACGTTCGAAGAGGGGCTGGCCAGTCTGCTCGCGCCGATCTTCGCGAAATTGGAGGGCGTGTCGGTCGAGGAGACCCGCAAAGTCCTGAAGGAGGATTTCGCCCGCGGCCGAAAGGCCCTGCCCGAGCGGCTGGCGGCGATCGACGCCGAGACCGAGGCGAAGAAGGGCAAGGTCCGCGCCGAGACGCAGCAACAGATGGACATCCTCAAGGCCGACAAGAAGCGTAGCGATGCCGCCGGCATGGCGAAGATCACGGCAGCGCAACAGGAAGTTGACGACGCGAAGAAGGCGCGGGACGAGGCCCTGGCCGCCGCCCGCATGGCGAAGATCGGGGCGGACATCGGGGCGGGGGCGGGAGGTCCCGGCAAACCGTCGCTTCCGGGGATGCCGGACATCGCGGCCGTCTCGGCGGCCGTGTCGCGCGGGGCGTCGATGATCCGGGGCACCTTCTCCGCCTCGGCGGCCCGCGGTTTCGGCATGGGCAAATCGCACGAAGAGAAAATGGTGGCCCTGGCCGAGGCCGCGGCCAAACGGGAGGAACGGATCGCGAAGTCGAACGAGATCATCGCCCGGTACATGTCGAAGCTCAGTCTGGAGGCCTCCCCGTAATGGCGATCAAGTGGTGGGAACGACCGACGAGCCGGGAGACGCCCGAGGAGAGCGGGAAGACCCTGCATTACGGCCTGTCGGGCACGGACAACGACGTGCTGGCCTACAGCCTGGCCCTGGGCTATTCGCCGGCGCTGTACGCCGGGCTCTACCGCACCGGGCTGAGCCTCACTCCCGGCGGCCACTTGCTGTGGTACGTCGAGGTCGAGTACGGCCCCAAGCAGAAGAAGAAACCGGAGGCCGGCGACTTCTCGTGGAACTTCACCACCGGCGGCGCGACGAAGCACATTACGCAATCGCTCTCGACGACCGGCCGCTACGTCCCCGACGGCAAGACGGCCGCCAACCACAAGGGGGCGATCGGCATCAACGAGAACGGCGACGTCGAGGGATGCGACGTCCCCGACCAGGGATTCAAGTGGACGGAGAACTGGAAGCTGTTGCTGGCCAACTACGGCTTCACCTACAGCGCGACGGTCGCGGCCCTCAAGGGAACCGTCAACGACGCGACGTTTCGAGGGTTTCCCGCCAAGACCGTTTTGCTGGAGGACATCGACGGCGGCCAGTCCCTGAAGGCCCCCGAGATCCTCGACATTACGTTTCATTTCGCCTACTCGAAGCCCGACACTAACTTGCCGATCGGCGACATCACGGTCGCGAGCAAGCCGGGGTGGGACTACCTTTGGGTCGAGCACCAGGCCACGGAAGACGCCTCGGCAAAACGCCTGGCCCGACCGCCGATCCAGGTCAACGTCGAGAAGGTGATCGAAGAAAGCGACTTCTCGCTGCTGGGCATCGGCACCGATCCGCTTTGACCCGGGAGAAACCGATGGGGATCTACGACCCGCTGCCGCCCGGCGCCCCCGTGACGAAGATGTCGATCACGGTCTACAACGAGCTGCTGGCCATGCTGAAGCAGCGCAAGCGAGGCACGCTTTCCGGTCCGAACAACTTCCACCCGCTGCAGCGCAACCCCGGGCTCGTCTACGTCAAGAACGGATCGGGCTACGACGTGGCCCGGCTCGGGATCCTCGGCATAAGCGGCGTCCTGTTCGACCACGGCGACAACGCCGACGAGTTCATCGGCCGGCCGACCTTGACCGGGACCACCCCGACCACGGCCTTGCACAGCGGGAAGTTCGCGATCGCACAGGCGCCGATCGCCGACGGTCGGATCGGCCCCGCGCTGCTGGCCGGCGTAACGGCCGTGCAGCTCAACGTCGGCGACGCCGATCACGAGTATGCCGACGTCCGCAACAACGACCGGACGGAGCTGGACACGGGAGACGGCGGGGCGGCGCAGATCCTTTACAAGGAATCGGGGACC